CGGGATTCGATATTCCGGGCAGACGGGTAACTTTGTGCGAACAAGCTACGAATTCGACCTCGGTCGCGTTCTATTAAGCTCATTTCCGCAGGTCCCTTTCCCCAAGTTTAAAGATCCCAGGAGTATCGCACATGGCCTTTCAGCCATAGCTTTGCTCCAATCGATTTTTCTACGCAAGTAGTGAAATTAACCCTTTTCAAAATAGGAAACGTGATGACGCAACGCGCCAATATCACACTCACCGACGCGGCAACAACGCCGGTCAACCGTGTCTACTATCCCGCAGCAGAAAAGAATGGCGTTCTTCTTTGGAAGGATCGCACCCAACCGGTGTTGATCGGCCAAAACCGTCTTTCCTTGATGCAGCGGCCAGCAGACAAAACCACGAAAGCTACAAAGTATTCGTGGAAGCTCGAGACTCCAATCCTCGAAGCGACGTCACCGAGTACCTCGACTGGCATTCAACCCGCCCCCACCGTGGCGTACACCCCTCTCGGCACCATTGAGTTGGTGCTTCCGGAGCGGAGTACGCTGCAGGACCGCAAGGACCTGCTTGCGCAGCTGCGAGACCTCATTGATGAGGCCATCGTAACGGCGCAGGTGCACGATTACGACATGACCTTCTAAAGTCACGTCGGGTAGTGTAAGGCAAAATTGGATAACCAGAAAGGTATGCTATGCATAAGCAGAAGCTAGAAGAGCTCTTAAAGACTCTTCCTCGGGAGCAGGCGCAGGCCTGTCTCATGTCGTTCGCGGAGAATTTCCTCGGAGGGATCAACACAGAGAAGAGCCACGAAGCGCTTAACCTATTAAAAACGGGTGAATACGCTAAACTGGTGAATCTCGAGGTTGATCCGCGCGATTATCCCAACGCCCAGGCGTTCGCGGATGATTACCAAGCTGTCAAGTTGTTAAGTAAGTATGAAGATTTCGTTCATCGAGATCTGAATCCCGAAAAAGCGGCTAGAGACTCCTTTTGGAAATATGAGAACCAGTGCAAACAGACGAACGGGCGTTTCCAGGAACTCGAAGATGATCCCTCAAAATGGGATCCGTTCATGCACCGCATTTTCCATGCGGCGCGGCGTAAAATCTCTAGAGTCCTTGGGCGTCCCAATTTTTCTCGACTGGACGGTTCTTTTGGTTGGGGGCCGGGTGCAACATCAAGTGCAAAAGGTCGCCATACCTCGGCATATGTCAAGTTCGCAAAGCGGCTTGA